CCGAGGGGAGCAGCTGCGTCGGCGCGAGGATCTCGTCGACCTTCTTACGCACGACGGGATACACGGCCTGGCGGATCCGCCAATAACGCTCGGAGTAGGGAGCCTCCACCGCCACCACCGCCTCCACCGCCGCCGCCGCCGCCGCCTCCTCCGCCACCGCCGCCGCCACCGCCGCCGCCGTCACCGCCTCCACCACCGCCGCCGCCGCCGCCACCGCCGCCGCCACCACCACCGCGGCCTCCGCCGCCGCAGCCTCCTGCACCGCCGCCGCCTCCTGCACCGCCTCCTTCACCACCGCCGCCACCGCCTCCGCCGCCGCCGCCTCCGCCACCGCGGCCGCCGCAGCCTCCTGCACCGCCGCCGCCTCCTCCGCCTTCACCGCGCCGCGCTTCGCTAGCTCAGCGTGGACGCGCTCGCGCAGGCGCTCCATCGCGGCGTCCCGGGCGATGTATGCCTGGTCCCGTGCCTCCCAGAGCACCCGCCTGACGTTCTCCACGGCGAGGTCTCCGGACACCGCGCGGAGGTTCTGCGCGGTGTCCTCGAGCCCGGCGCTGTCGAACAGGTCAGGCAGATGCCCGAGGAGCCACTGTGCGCACATCTCGCGGCGCTCCTCGTCCCGGCCGTCGTTCGCGGTGCCGAGCGCGCGCAGGGCGAACGGGCGCAGGAGCTGACGAGGCTCGTCGTCGAGGCCGTCGTTCAGCGTCATCCCGAAGCGGCGGATGACGGGCGAGAGACACTTGGGCGAGGAGGAATGGGGCTGGCCGGCGGCGTAGGCGATCGCTTCGGTCCAGCAGTACTTGTGCTCGCCAGCCCGGTGGCTTCCGGCGAGCAGGATGATCGGCGCGGGCTTGGTCATCGGACGATGCTCCATTCGGGGCGAGGGTTGGCGAACAGGTGATCCTGCGACCGCGCTCACGCCCGCGCCGCCTGTACAGCCTCGAAGTCGGCCTGGTCTCCACCATGGTCGGGGTGCGTGGCTTTCAGCGCCTCGCGCAAGCCACCGTGACGACGGATCAGCTCCGCCCCGCGATCTCGGAGGGCGTCATCGCCGGACGGCAGGGCCTTCCACCCGGTGTACTGCTCGCCTCGGCTCGTCATGCCGTAGCGGTCGACCTTCCGTAGCGCCTCAAGGCCCAGCGCGATCGCACGCAGGTTCTCCTGCCACGTCGCGAACTTGTCGACCGTGTATTTCAGCGAGCCGTGGCGCGAGTGCAGTGCCACCGTGACGCCCGGATGATCCGTCCTGGTCCCCACGTACGGCTGGCCGTCGAGCCGAAGGTCGGGCTCCCTGAGCGCCAACTCGACGATGACGCGCTTCGCTCCAAGCCTCGTTGCCTCCGCACCCAGCAGGTTGATCGTGCTCTGATACCCCGCCTTGAACGGTGAGTGCGGACGGGGAGCCGCGCCGCGGCGATCCCAATGCTCAAGCGGGCGAAACACGACGCTTGCGCTCACCGCTCGCCCCCCATCCTCAGCCCACCATTTGAAGCCCGGCCGGGTGACTGCGGGTCACAGTTCCTGTGGATGGTCACTCTGCGCGCTCCTTGACCCGTGGCATCTCATCCCAGGTGCGCCCGTCAAGCTCGCGGCCTCCCGATGTCGGGTAGCGACCGCCCCACTGCTTGAAGAAGAACGCGCAGAAGCGGCCGTCGAGCTGCGTGACCTCGTCGCTATCCCAGAGTCGCGTCGCGTCGCGTAGCGCCCGAATCCATTCTGGCCGCACCGCCCGGTGGTGAGGCCCGGACTCACCGCCAGCAATCAGCCAATCGATCTCGTTCAGGTATAGGCCCGGACCTTCGTACTCATCCTCCCAGCCCCCCTCACCGTCATCCGGCACGAGCGGGCCCAGCAGCGGCTCGGCCGAGATGAACCTGACCGCCGCCGGGGTCTCCCGCAGCACGTCGGCACGATGAACGAACCGTCGGTTCTCGATCGACACGCCGAGCCACACCCACGGCGGCCAGATCTCATCGACCGGCCAGCCCTTCACCCGCGCCGCAACCTCGGTCCATTCCAGTAGCCGCTCGGGTCGCTTAGTGAGGATCTGGTAGGTGTGCTGCGGAGCGTTGCGCATCGTCATCCACACCCGGTTGATGAACTCGCCGGGGACCCGCTCGTGGAACAGATCGCTCATCGAGTTGACGAAGATCATCCGCGGCTTGCGCCACCGCAACGGGATCTCCAGCCGCTCGGGCCAGAGCTTGAGGTCGAACCCCTGCTCGTAGGGATGGCCGGGGATCCCGCGCCACCGTTCCGCGAACGTCTCCGCGTAGCAGTGAGCGCAGCCCGGTGACACCTTATCGCAACCCGTGACCGGATTCCACGTCGCCTGCGTCCACTCGATCGCGCTGGGGCCGGGCATCAGTACTCCCGCTCCGCATCGCTCTCCGGCTCGACGTCGGCGTCATCCGGCTCAGGCTCGGGGGGAAGCATCCGGTCAAGCAGCTCGAGCGCCGAGGGGAGCAGCTGCGTCGGCGCGAGGATCTCGTCGACCTTCTTACGCACGACGGGATACACGGCCTGGCGGATCCGCCAATAACGCT